ATCAAATTCCGAAATGCTTTGGATAAATTCCATATCTTCTTCGTTAGGTAGATACCAACGGTTTTCTTCATCATTCCAATGACGGATATCGTGGAAATCGAAGTTAAAATAAAATCCAAAAATACCAAAGAAAACGTGTAGTCCTGCATGATCTGTTTTGAAAGTTAGATTAAAAGCAAAGGATACTATAATATAGTTGATAGTTCCGCAATGGAAATCAATCGCTTTGTTTTTGGAAACTTTCCAATCTTTTTCGTAACAATTATTATGAATAGATTTTTTAATTAGAGGATTTTGTAAACCAAACGACAAGTCAATCATTCTGTACCCCACTTAGTTACAACTTTAATACCACATTTTTTCAAGAATGCATCTGGTAAAATACCACCTGCATTAACAATAATAGCATTATTCTCTAAAATACGCAAATCTTCTTTACCAATTTGGAGAATAACATAATCTTCGCCGACTTGCTGTACATTGGAATTTAGGATTACTTCTAAATTACCTCGTTTAACCGCAGCATCTACACGCTGTCTATTAGCAGGTTTAGCTCTTTGAAATACAGCACTACGATAGGATAGCGTGACATGATTACTAGGATCTGCTTCAGCAACGCTAGCAGCAGCTTCTAGTGCGCTATCGCCGCCTCCGACTACTAGTACATGTGCACCTTTATATTGTTCAGGGTCGATAAGCCTGTAAACTACTTTTGACAATTCCTCGCCGGGCACTCCTAGTTTTCTCGGACTACCACGCCTGCCGATAGACAACAATACATTAGTAGCACGGTAAGTACCTACTGTAGTAGTAACAACAAACCCTGTGCTGTCTTTAACAACACTTTCTACACGTTCATTAAATCTAAGATTTAAATTGTGCTCTTGGCTTTTTTCGCTCCAGTAGCCTAATAGTTCTTCTTTAGTAGTATTTCTAAAGTGTATTTTACCTAATATGGGCATAGTAACTGGTTGTGTCATGACCAGCTTTCTACGCGGATACTTAAAGACAGTACCACCTAACGAATCTTGCTCAAGTACTACATAATTAAGCTTTTCGCTAAGTGCAGTAAAAGCTGCGCCGAGACCAGAAGGGCCGCCGCCAACGATAATAAGATCAAACTGATTTTGGCCACGAATACAATTCTTAGCAATATTTTCAACGGCTTCCCTCCCTTGTGTTAATGCATTCTTAATTAAGCCCATTCCGCCTAGTTCGCCAGCAACATAGAGCCCACTGACATTAGTTTCAAACGTAGGCTTAACCACCGGCAAATCTACACCACGACGTGCAGTACCAAATACTAGAGTAATTGCGTCAACCGGGCAAGCTAACTTACAAGCACCGTGCCCGATACATTCAGTGGGACTAGTGAGCGTTGCTTTTCCGTTAATTAAGCCTAAAACATGATGATGACTTTCTGGGCAAGCCTTGACACAACTACCGCAGCCGATACATTGATCAGTATCAATTACTGGATGCATTGACACAGGCTCTGTTAATCCTGATTCGACAGCCTCCTCTAAGACCGATACTGACTTTTTATGAGTTTTTCTTTTCTTTTTAAGATAGAAAATAATTACAGCAGCAATAAATGCTAGATATATTAAAGCAAACATTATGCAGCGATTGATTCCTTATTAGGAAGCACTTGAATTATAGACCAATGCTTTTTGCTAATACCTGTAAAGCGTAGGATCTCTCCGTTAGCAGCAATCTTAAAAGATCCAGCAACTACCCAAATTTCATTTCCTGATGTTTCTGTTCCGGCCAACTTGCGTACAACGCCATTAATAATACCTTCGTCCGTAGTCTTACCCTTAGTCCAAGAATAAACTGCACTATTCCCTTGCCAACGATAAGTATAGCCGCTAGAATCAAAGCAAAACTGTTCTAAAGAATACAAAGTATTAATTGCTGACATATTATTCTCCTGTTAAAACACTATTATAGTTTTAAAAGGTTTTATCGTCAACTATACTTTTACCGAATTATAGTCCATTTAGGAGTAAAATACTTGCCTGCATGTTTACGCTTAAAAATTTTACTATATTCGATTAGGGTTAACTCGCGCTGACGTCCTACATCATGCTCTAAACAAGCCTGATACATTTTCTTTACCAATTTAGACTGTTTCATTTTGGTACTCCCTATAAAGATATTTATAAGAGAGATACTGGTTACGGTTCCAGTGACACCCAATATTTGTGTCCGATTATTTTTCTTTAGTCCAGGTAACGATTTCCCAACGACCGTCATGATGCTCAACCAAGGCAGTCATAGATTCTACCCAGTCACCATCATTCATATATACAACACCGTCAATTTCTTTAATTTCTGCATGATGTATATGACCGCAGATTACACCATCAAACCCACGTTTTTTACAATATGCAGCAAGATTATGTTCAAATTGAAACATAAAATCAACAGCTTTTTTAACACGTTGTTTTAGATATTTGCTTAGGCTCCAGTAACCAAATCCCATACGATGCCGTAACCAATTAAATCGGGTGTTTAAAGACAATACAACATCGTATGCACGATCGCCTAAGAAACTAATCCATGGTGCTAGTCTTGTAATACCATCAAACAAATCACCATGTGTTAATAAGTAACGTTTTCCGTCGATGCCCAAATGCTCTGTTTGGTTAACAATTTCTACGTGTCCAAACGCAATATTATATTGCAATAATGGTCTTAAGAATTCATCATGATTACCGGCTATGTAAACTACTCTGGTATCGCGTTTAGCATGCCCTAAGATTCTACGAATAACATTAGTAAGGCTTTGTTTCCATTTCCAACGATTTTGTTGAATTTTCCATGCGTCGATAATATCTCCTACTAGGTATAGCGTTTCGCAACTGTTATTTTTAAGGAAATTATTAAGTTGTTCGGCCTTGCAGTCTTTAGTGCCTAAATGCACATCACTAATACATATTGTTCGGTATGTTTTTTTCATAGTAATATTTAACTATAAAAACATTACATTTGTATTACAAAAAATAATAGGCTCCGAAGAGCCTATTACCGATCGTTCTGTTACCGAGTGATCAAACTCTGTTTACTAGACTGCAATTAAGCAGCGATAGCAACATCATAAACACTATCATTTGCGTTTATAGTTTTTGCGCTGATTGCGTCAGTCGCCTCTCGGGTAGCTTTCAGGTTATTACTTGCTCTGTCGAATCCAAATACACCCCCATAGTTGGTGGAGGTGAGCGGGGTCGAACCGCTGTCCAAAACACCTTTAGCTAAAAGTTTACTACCATTATTTCTTATTTTCTTTAGTATTGTCAACACTAGGCATACTAGCACCGCCGGATGACGAACCTGACGAAGAAGATCCGTTATTACGTGTGACAAAATAAACCACTGCGCCGACTACAACTAAAATTACAATTACTGTAAACATATTAGTCTCCTTTAAAAAACTATTGTAACATTATTTAACAATATGTCAATAGAATTACGTTTGACTCGGGCGCCATAAACCGATTAAAGTACTTCCGGGTTTATTGCTCGCTTGAGTCCATCCTCCCGGCCACGCAACAGATACCGTACTATCAGAAGGATTATTATTGTTTGTTGCTCTACTATTTTGATTCCCACCTACAAACGTATATCTGCCATTTTGTGCAGTATATATAAAGTTTACATGATTATGCCCGCTATAATCCCAAAGTGCAATATCGCCAGGTTGACCTTGATCTAAAGGTACAGATGTTGCGTTCCATCTTGATGGAGCATTTTCAATTGCAATCGCACCGGCTTCTGGGCACCATTTATACCCGCATTGCTTAAGAGAAAAATTAACAAATCCCATGCACCAAGGAGTAGTATCGTGCTGTATAACTGCACCTAATCCCAAACTCTGCCATATCCCTACGATGTTCGGATTGTCGACTCCGGTAGTTTGGTAAGTTCTACTCCATTGGCCGTTTCCGGCCTCGACCAATCTAGCAGCTAAGAATGGAATAATTCCACCAGCGAATGTAGCTGTTGTTATTACTCCAGTCGCAGTTGAAATCTGAGGAGGAGTGCCTTGGTAAGTAGATTGTATAGCACCTTGCGCTACAGCATCTGCAGGCATTGCAAAGGTACTAGTGCTTGATATATAAGCGATGTCGTTGTTATTGATTTGTTCAACAATCAACGGATCAATAGCTACACCGCCGACTGTAATGTCTCCAACAAATGCAGCACTTTGTTGTGGTTTATTCCATAATGCTACAGAAACATTATTAACAAATACATTTTTACTGTAAAAAACATCACTAATTAATCCCAAACCCGGTACATATGGCATAATCTAATCCTTTAACTTATTTACTAAGTGTTATACCGGTGGTTCTTTGTATGTAAAGGTCTGCAGCATCTTTATCTGTTGCTACCGGAGAAGTTAATAGTGCATGTCTGTAAATAGGTATATTATCTGAACTTGTAGTAAACATGAAGGGGACAAAATTTACACCAGTTTGTGTAGGGACTAATACTCTTGGTCTATCGAGCACAATAGATTCTGTACCAATTTCTGATAATTTTCCAACAATTTCTTCACCAGCTGTAGTTCTAACAGATACAATTTCTCCTACGCTGACACCTTTAGTAATTAACATTTTTTATTTCCTTTTATAATTCGCCGCTTTGAGCTAATTTGAGCAATAGACTATAATGTTCGTATGCTTTTTGTACTGCGGAATATTTATTTCTTAAATCTTTCTCTAATTCTTTTTGTTTGGCCATAATATCAAACATGTTAAAACGTCCAGTTTCTTTTAGGTTGTTAAAAACCTGTTGTTCAAACTCGGCCATACGTTCTAATTCACTAAATGTAATCTCAATAGTATATAGAGGTTCGGTTTCTAAATGGGGATCATTTGCCTCTACTATATTATAGTCTTTAGGATTTTGAAAAAACTTTACATTTTTCTTAGTCCATCGATAAGCACGCTTATGACAATCTAATATGTTAATGTTGTGCCTATTACACCAATCATTGAAATCATCTGCGTTCATTTAATTTTTCCACGTCGCTTCGTCTACGAGCGTTTTCCCTTTCGAGAAATAAAATCTTTTTATATAAAGAATCTAGCAAACGATGTTGTCGTTTAACTATATCTTCTAATTCAGCAATTTTAGCTTCATTTGTCTTCATTGTTGTTTTTTGGAAGTTCGCATAATGCTTCCAAAACTTTATAATGATTGTAAGCTTTTTTTAGTGCTTCGAACTGTTCTAGCTTGTTAGGATCTGGAACTAAGATAGCTAAACGCCGTTCAATGTTATTAAACATTTCTGTAAGACTACGTCCTTGCCATTTGATATCGCCTTCGATTTCGGCATCACCTCTCACCCGAAGATTTCCACTACTACTGCTAGTATAACTTGACATAGAAGATGACCATGCCGACGCTGTTCCTCCGCTGGCAATTGTTACATTAGGTGCCGCTCCTACAGGTCCAGCGTTTGTAATCGGTAAAGAAGTGCTATAATTAAATTGATACTGTAACGGGTCATGGACAGCCATATTAGTAAAATATGGTTGTCCATTAATTATATCATCGATTTTCTTTTTTGTTTCTTGGTCCATATTATGCCGCTAATTTTTTAGCAAGATCGTCAAACCCGCCGATTAATTCGTCGTCAATAAAAATTTGAGGAACTGTACGTGCGTTAGGAACCGCTTCTAAGAGTTGTTCCTTAGTCCAACTAGTATTGATGTTACGTTCTTCATAAGCAATTTCTTTCGACTTAAGCAATGCTTTGGCTTTTTCACAGTATGTGCAACCGTTCTTACTCCAAATTACTACCTTCACTGTATTCTCCTTATAGGTCTGGTAATTCATCATGTGTAACAGCGTCACTCATTACTCCGATAACATAGTTTGTCGACTCGGTTTCTTGTAACGCTGATTGTTTCTTATTAATATTTACATGTTTATTAAACCAAGGAATAGGAGTGGATTTAGGATGGTCCTCCAAATACTTAATACCAATATCCTTAAGTTTAGTATATGCTGTGTAATCTACAAAATCTTTGAGAATGTTAGCATTAAGCCCAATTACTACTCCTTTACGGAATAGATAATCTGCCCAAGCTTTTTCTTCTTGTATAACTTCTAAATACATTGCATATACTTCTTCATGACATTCCTGCGAGATTTGAACAAACGCAGAATCATCTTTAGTAACATTGTTAATTAGCCATGCAGTCCATTCGCTGTGTAAAATTTCATCCTGCAAAATAAGACTAATGATATTGCCGTTACCGATAAAGATTTTATTTTCAACCATAGCAAGACTAGTAGCAAAACTGACCATAAATCGTAGGGCTTCTAGAGCATAACTTGCATGTAGTGCAAGCCAAATAGCCTTCTTATGATCATAGATCGGAATGTCTTCTCCTAGTTCTCGACGCATGTTGAGTACATGCAGCTCTTCATAATATCTTCCAATACCAGCAGCCATGCCGGCAATTTCTTTAGTATCGTGAATCTTATTAAATTCTTCTTTAGGAACTCCGTAGATATTACGAATAATATGACTATAGCTCTTACTATGGATAGATGTTTCGAAAAAACTCCATGTAAGTGTTAGTGCTTCTAATTCCGGTAGAGACGTGACTGGTCCAAATACCTGGAAAGGGTCACGCCCTTGAATACTGTCAAGAGCTGTTTGACGAAGTAGATTACTTGTGAAAATATGTTTAACTGCATCACTGGCCTCCTTGTGATCCATTTTATCTTTAGTGAGGCTAATCTCCTCAGGAACCCAAAAATATCCACGGGCTAACTCTTCATACTTCTGTAACTTAGGATACTTGACTTCTTCAAACCGTTGTACAGTCACAGGCCCAGCGGGATCCAAAAACATTGTGCGTTTTAGATAGTTAGTAGGGGTGGAGAAATCGTATTGTAGTTTACTCATTTATATTGTGTCCATTCTATGTCTGCTGTAGGAACCCATCCGCTCCTAAAATATTTTACCATGTTCATAAAGGGTCCTGCTTCTTTGCCATCATCTTTCCAGTTATAATTCTTATTCATGGTCAATCCGTATAACTTACAATATGACGGTTTATTGTTGACAATCCATATATTGTGAATCTCATCGGCTCTTTTCCATAATGCACGAGTTACATCAGTTGCCCTGGGATGATTCCACGGCTTAATACCTGCACATGGATTCTTGTTGCCTAGCATTTTATCTGCTAATACTTTTTTACCGTTTTCTGTAAAATGATCGGGAGACAGTTTTTTACCAAAGGCGTAATGTTGCTCGCCCTTAATAGGATTTATCTTTTGTGGATTATTTGGACCACGCATGTATTCAGAATATTGTCTTTTTAACCAACCGTATGCTTTGTTATTTCTTTTTACATTATTGTTCGATGATACCATAAACATAGCGGCTTTGACAAGTCTTATATTTTTAGGATGTATTTTAACTAATAACAGATGACACAAATAATGTTCTTCTGGTGTTAGAGATACTAAATTAGTTGCGTCATCTGTTCCGCCCATGCATCTTGGGACGATATGATGCTTTTCACTATATCCTTCTAATATTCTATTTTGTCCTCTCCTTACTATGTTGTTGTATATTTTTTGGTAATTCATACAAGTCTCCTATAAGTTTATTTATCACAACTTACAGAAAACTTATAATTTACAGGCTAGAGCTTGCAAGATTCACAGTCATCATCTTCTTGTATTATAATAGATTCTAAAGTTGAAAGTCGATCATTTTGGCTATTTAACACATTTTTGCTGCCAATTTTATCTATTAACGAATAATAGATAGTTTTGACCCCCCATTTGTATGCCAACATAAGGTTTTTAGCAACTAATGTAGCAGGAATTTTTCCATCTTTAAAATGTTTTGGCGAATAAAACGTATTAGTACTAATACTTTGATCAATGTATGCAGCCAGTACTGCTGTTGTTTTGAGATATTCTACACAATCTCGTTGATCCCACATTAATTGATAACGATTTTTGTAACGTTTATATTCAGGAACAACTTGTACAAATGACCCGGCTTTACTTTCTTTGACGCTAATTAATTCCATCGGCATCTCAATACCGTTAGTACTATTAAGTACGACGCTGCTAGATTCAACTGGAGCAATAGCCATTAAAGT